GAGCGCTTCTGCATAATCGAAGCAAGCACGTCGATATCGTGCGTAGAGTGATGGGAAAGCCAAGACGAGTTCAGTCCGTGAAGGGATGCGCCCAAGGTCAAGCACAAATTCCTTGTATCGGTCCCAATCGGTCCGCTTGCCCTGTGAATACGGGAGCTCTCCGAACTCCACAAATTGTCCATCCTTTTTACAATAGTCTGAAGCTTGTTTACTATTTCCTCGAGCTGGCTCAAAATGAGCGCGGTCGCTAATGATGCCTCGGATAACACGGATAGATAAAGGCTTCTTGCAGACACAAAAACCTTGCAGATGAGGAGTACCAGACTCACCGACTTCACGACCATACACAACATACTTGAAATGCGTCTCCCAAACATTTTCAATAGTTGTAATATCAGCGTCAGTGTAGTTATTAAGCGTAAAGACGTAACGACGACTCATATTTTTTTTATGAGCGAAAACAAAACAAAAGTGTCCATAGGGTAATACTAGACCTATGGACACGTTAGTACCTGCCGTAGCGAACACAGCGAAAAACTGGGTCGTAGATCAGATCACAAAACGTTGGCACGATCTTTTCTGGCTAAAATACAACGCTGGAACAGTCGAGAGCTTCCGTCAATTCTATTTGTGGTATAACGCCAAGTGGAAACACGACTACCCAGATCTATACGCTAACCGGTGGGACTCAAACATGCCCAAACGTGGATTCAAACGTGCACAAATGGCGAAGGTCGGCGAATCGAAAAGAAAAAGGCCAATTCCTAAATGCGTACGACTCGAACCAAGTTACGCGGAAGGAGAACGTTCACTCTTGCTAAAAACAAGGCAACTCGGAAGCTACACGTTATCAAACATAGCGCGCGGCAGCCTTAATACTCAACGGTTATTATTTACAGCCGATATCAGTTACATACGACTGCGATTTTCCATTCAAAATGTATATAACGGAACAACAACAGAGGGAACAACCCCAACATTTCCGCTATTTTGTAATGTTGCAATATTAGGCCATCCAGAACCAATCACATCCGTACCGACATCAGATTTTTATAAAGTACCTGGAGCGATCGGATTCCCATATAAATCGTTCGACGAAGCGTGGGACGGAATAGCACATGCAACCAATGCCATCAATAGTGATAAATACGGAATCGTGTGGCACACAAGATTTAGACTTGCAAACGCCAACACATCCGACGGATTTGGAGCAGGATCTTACCACACCCATAAAACAATCTACCGTTCATTTCGAATCAACAGGAGATTTAACTTCACCGGTGACACAGGAACCAGTTGTGAAACACCTCTCTTCCTTGTCTTCTGGGTCAGCGGATTCAACGAACTTTCAGACACAGTCGAACGCCCCGCGTGCCTTATCCAGTTCAATACCACTACCTACTTCAGAGAACCGCCCCAATACTAACATGCCTACACGTAGACACGACTCTCATATGAGAGGATACATAACACATAGAAGAAATGCTTATAGACGTTATCACCGTAATGTACTAATGGGGCCAACTAGGCATTACTTATTAGACCCACGTTATAGGCAGAGACTCCGAACCATGTTTCAAAATAGATATAGAAGAGGACTCCGCTATGGGCGTCGCGGTTGGTACTAAACTAGTGCCTCCGCTCGCCGGGCTTCGCCCTAATGCTCGCTCCGCTTAAATGTTGGTAAACCTTTTAATAACGCAAAGTTAAGACTAAATTCTAATAATCTTGTACCGATCCACAGATAAAGCTGTCATGTCGGGTTCTTCGTTGCACAAAACTATTACATGCGGGACAGAATTCAAAACCTTGAAGGAAGTTTCGTATTTCGGACTGAAGATCATCCGGTCCTTCAAACTCTCCAGAACGGAATATTGCAGAAACGTCATCTGTGTACGAGGAATGTCGAAAATAAAGATGTCCTTGTCAACATCAACCATGAAAGCTAAATCATCACGCTTACCGACCCTCATGACCTGCACACGTTCCGGCCACTTAGTCAAAGCATACTTGCAAAACCAGCTCTTACCCTTATTTCCCTCAGGGTCAACAACGAAGTTTACTGTTCTTTCATTAGGACTACTCTCACAGGTTGCTGCGAGATTGGCTTGCCATCCAAATCGAGGAGTTCCATCTGTAAGATTACGGCCTGGGACGAGCGCTTCTGCATAATCGAAGCAAGCACGTCGATATCGTGCGTAGAGTGATGGGAAAGCCAAGACGAGTTCAGTCCGTGAAGGGATGCGCCCAAGGTCAAGCACAAATTCCTTGTATCGG